GCCTAAGCTACCCCCCAATGTGTCTTGTGTTGGTGTTCAGATCAGAACGGGATTTCGTCGTCGTCAACGCTGTCGGAACCACCAGTATCTTGGTCATCACCGCCACCAAAGCCATCGTCACCGGGTTCGCCCTCGTCGTTGACGTTGCCCTCGTACTCTTCCAGATCGTCAGCGTTGAAGTCACTATCTGCATCAGCACCGAATGGATCAGCACCGCCACCAGATGACAGCGCAGTGATCTGGATTTCATTCAGGTACAGACCGAGGTAGACTGCAGCGTCCTTAGGAATGAACACGTTGGATGTAGCGAATGCCACGCGACCAGTTGTGCCACCATAGACGAGCGGACGTTTCTTGGTTGGGATCACTTGGCCACGCCCATCACGGAATGGGATAGTACGCTTGCGCATCTCACCTGTTGCGCGGTCTTTGTACTCAGCCTTGGTCTTGAACCGCAGTTCGATACGGCCAGTTGGGTTGCCTGCTTCGTCTAGCTCCTCAGCGTAAGGCTCATTCACCTCAGGCTCAGTGATGCCGCGCTTCTTGTATGAGGCCAGCGTCTTAGGGTTCACATCCTGCATGGCTTCTGCGCCAGCTGCGACTGCAACAGCCAACAGTTTGTCCAGTTTAGCCTTCAGTGCAGGCCATGCCTTGTCGTCTTCGTCGATCACTTGGGTGACCTTGAACTCAGGCTCACCGCCAAAGCGTTCAGCACCCTTGAAGTCTGGGGTGTTCACGTAGCAGTATTTGAATTGGCCTTTAGGGGTCGTCAGTTGTTCATACGCCATTACGGGTATTCCTTTCAAATTCGGTGATGTCCACGCCTGCCTGTTCAAGGGCGGCATAGGTGGTCAGAGGGATTGGTTGGTCAGCTTGGATGGCCTGCCGTGCTTCACGCAGGAGGCGACCCATGGTTGTGCGTCGGAGGGATGAGAACATCAGGAGCCTTCCCCCGCAGTATCCGAGTACACCTCAGAGTATCCACAGTCTGCGTCCATAGTGTACCAGAGGCCGATGACCACACCCACGATTACACAAAGGCGCACTACGAAGAGTGACCCCTCAAAGGTGAAAACGTTTTCCCACCACAGGAAGGACTTGGCACCACAGAAAAGAGCAGCAATGCCGAGCAAGAGGGCGGTGAAACTCACTGAGGACGCCGTGAGGGTCCACATAAACAGGGTGACTATCTTCATACTTCATTCTCCAGATACATGCGGACTGCTGCGAACTCTACGCGCTTGCCTTCAGCATCGTTCATGATGTTGTCAGCCACAGTGAAGGCGTCTTGGACAGGCATCCCGAAGCGATCACTCATCAGCTTGAATGCTGCGGTGATGGCGATGAGTTGCAGGTGAGCGGGGAGGTCTTGAACAGCGTCGATAACCATCATCGTACCAGTGGCACTCTGCTTGACCGGAGCCATGTTCATGAGGTCGCGGTTGATCTTGTTCATCCCCATCTCGCCTCTTCCATAGTAGCCCTCTTATCAGCTTGTTTAGCCAAGGCTTCTTCGATGGCTTCCTTGCTCTCCTTGAGGTGCGTACCCATGATTGCGCGGTGGAGCTTGATCATGCTGATCTTGTTTGGTGGTCCACTGTTGTGACAGTTAACGATCCATGTTGCCACTTGGGCAGACGAGGCCACCAGCGCGGTGATAGGTGGGACGGAGACAGGCTCAATAAGTGAGGCCAGCGCGTGGAGCGACGGGGCAACAGCGAAGAGTGTCTTGATGGATTTGCTGTGTCCGGTGTGGTCGTGAGCAACCCAGCCGCCTTTGGCTTTCTCAATGGTGTACCGCATAGGGTATCCTTTCCAGATGTCGGAATTGGTTTGTATGTGCAGTGGTGGAACCTAATTGAATTTAGGCAACCACCCTGCATAGGTTCAGGCAAAGAAAAAGTCGCTATGCCTGACTTCAGTAACGTCGAGATCGCCCATCTCAGGGACAGGCCGGATGTCACCATGGTTCTCAGGGTTAACCTGCCGCACGATCTGAGCGCGGAAGTCTTCCAAGATGTCCTTGCCATGGTACAGACCGACGAAGGCCTCACGAAGACAGGCTGCAAGCTTATCAGTGTTCGCAGCATGGGTGCCGAAGCTGTCGTGGATCATGGCAAAGTGGTGGATGTCGTTGTTCACTGCGAGATCGGTGGACAGGACTAGGTGTGTCGCATCCAATGAGTGAACGAAGTTAGGGCTGATCGCATTGGCCATACGTCGGCGGTCAATGGTCAGTTCTTCCTGCTGGAGGGACAGCTTAACGATTGCGTCACCCAGCTTGGTCTTCACACGACGTGAAGTGAAGTTGTTGTAGACCTGCATGACAGGGAACCCTGAGGGTGTCTGCCAGTACACAGGAAGCTGCTCCTTAGCGACCACCTTGGCACAGCTCTGGAGCCAGTCCATTGCGTTGCGAGCAGCGACCACCACCTCTGCGATGCTATCCCAGATAATAGTGGCCATGTACTGCGTTGCTTCAAAGGTCTCTGTGTCGGGCCATGGGTTGTCGTATCCTTCTTCGATACGTTCCTTAAGCCACTCTTCAGTGTATCCTCTGCAAGAATACTTGGTCGACCCATAAGGTAAGGTCATGACCTGCCTCTTCGTAGTCTTCCTATTAGGTTCTAGACCCAACCAACCTGAAGCAAAGCGACGAGGATCGCTCTTAAGATTACTTAAGTCTTCTCCTTCTTGTCTTTCCACGAGGAGGTCTTCATCTATAGGGGAATCTATAGAGGACACCTGTGCAATGGTGGAACTTAATGTTTCGACGTCATGTCTTAGCACCTCAATCACCCTGTCACAGACAGACTGATAGATGTCAGCAGGTATCTTCTGAGACGTGAGGTTAACCGCAGCTCCTCCTACTTTGTCACGCAGCATGGCACTGAAGTGTTGAATACCAGAGCACGATCCATCCAGAGCGACAGGGAGGTGAGACACGAAGCCATACCCCTCACGTGTGAACTGCGCCCACTCCAGACAGAACGCGATGAACTGCCATGGGCTATCCGCTTGGGTCCACCACACGTTGTTAACAGGGTCAGCAGCAGCCTCCATGATCTCGTTGGCATGGTCTTCCACCCACTGGATCCGATCTTCAAGGGACGCCTTGTCGTAGCCAAAGACGTTGGCACCCTGAATTGCAAGCCAGCCTGCACCAACACCATCTTCGATAGCCATGCCATCAGCGAAGTGGATCAGTGCCTTGTTCAGGTCCGCACCCTGAGGGTTGAATGATGGCATCGCATAGACGCGGCCACGGAAGTCGAGCTGGTAGGGGAAGTACATGGCATCCAGATCGGCAAACATCCCAGCCACGCGCAGTGTCTTGGCTGTGACCAGACGCTTCGACCGTAGGCTCACGTTGCGGGTGTGTGCCTTGTGTGCCTCCTTACGCCACATGTAGAGGGCATCGTTGCCAGCCTTCTGACCCTCATACTCTCCTTCGAAGCACGGGTGTGGGTCTGAGGACTTCGTCTGCAGCTTAGGAAGCTCGACCGATACACCACAGGCTGGGCATGGTACATGCGTCAGGTCTTCACGTGGTGGGTGTGGTGTCGCTTCGGTGATGTTCTCCCACATGTCCACTGCCAGAGCGTTCACTGCTTTGTTTATGCACCAGCGCGTTGACTGCAGTGCATTGATTGATGAGTAGACAGCGGGCATCTCCTCTGCGCGGTCAGCCATCTCGGTCAGGTAGTTGCCGTTGTTGGTCTTGACCAGCGCGTTGTGTGTCTGAGCACTGGCTGTGAGGTAGCCACCGTCAAAGGGGTCAGTCCACGGCATAGGCTCAACAGCCATCGGGAGCATCCGAGGTGTCAGCAGCTCTGACTTGGCGTTCTCCCGTTCGACCCACGTGAGCAGCTTCTCGGTGGGCTGGAGCACCTTCTTGGTATCACGACGAGATGCGACCTCCTCGCCTACTGTCACGAGGCCAGTGGTCAGCACGATGTCGATCAGAACCATACCGACGTGCAGCTTGTCCTGCTCAGGCCATGCATCCCACACCACGTCGCTATGGTAACGCTCCGTGCCTGCCATGCTCGCACTCTTGCGGTTGTAGGTGGTGGACACCTTGACCTTCTTCATGCCCCGCAGGTAGCTCTTCTTGTGGTCCTTTGCGAAGCGTGTGTAGCGTATCTCATCTTCGATCCGAGTGCCGATGCTGATGGCGACACGCTGAAGCAGCTGGCGCTTACCTGTGAGGCTGTCCACGACGCACCGCATGGCCATGAAGGCAGCGATGTCAGGCTCAGTAAGCTGGAGATACTTCACGGCACTGTGGCGGCGTCCTGCCTTGCCTGCGGAGGCGTTGTCGATCCACGCGGTGAGGCCTGCGGACACTGTGTCGATGGAGGATGCGATCAGGCTCTGCCCGTACTTCGTGGCGCTCTCGTTGCCCTTCTCCCGTGCCTTTTCGATCTGCTTGCGGACCTGCTCCCGGCCCATGGTGACCATGCGTTCCTCAAGGCCAAGCTCAATGGCCAGCATCTCATCTCCGTAGCGTTCTGACAGTTCAGTGACTGAGAGGCGTGTCTGAATTTCCATAAGTGTAGCTCCTGTTTCTGCAACATCCGCAACATTTGTTGCTGCGGAGAATTATCTCACACCATCCTGCATAGGTTGGGTGAAATGAAAGCCCCAACGCCTAAACGCTGGGGGTCACTGCTTTTTTTGGATAGGTTGCCATGGTGCATTGGTGTGTCGGCAGAACCTAAATCCACGGCACAGAATATCCAAAGGCCTAACCCATTGATAACTAAGGATCACCATTATCGTTGCCGTTGCCGATGGTGCCGATGTTGCCGATGTTGCCGCAACAGCCGCAACAAACCAGCACCAAACTCCAGCAGGTAGATATGATCTAGAGGTGGTGCGGGTGGAGGGACTCGAACCCTCACGCCTTGCGGCACCAGTTCCTAAGACTGGCGTGTATGTCCAGTTCCACCACACCCGCATCACGGCGTCTTACTACGACAGGTATCACTCTCGCGCAAGTACATGTGCAATGGTGGAACTCAAAGGGGCGCGTTCATGTGTCGTTGCTCCTTTCGAGTGCAGCGGCGGCGATCATCAAGTCCTGAGGGTACAGATGGCTATACCTTAAAGTCGTCTGCAGATTGGAGTGGCCGAGCCATTGCATGACCACAGGGAGTGAGACCCCAGCCTTGACCAGCCGTGATGCACAGGTGTGTCGGCAGACGTGGAGCACGAAGTCCTTGTCATCAGTGAGGCCCATAGCTGACTTCATGCGGTCCCAAGCGTGTCTTAGGAAGCTCTCGCTCACGTCAAAGCAGACTGCACCAGCCACGTGACGTTGCATTACTGCAGCCACACGTTTGGTCATGGGGACCGACCTGATCTTGCCGTTCTTGGTCCCCTTCCCTTCAGTGCCATAGATCATGATGATCCCGGTCTTCAGATCCACGTCTTGAGGTCTGAGGTTCAGCAGTTCACCCCGACGCATCCCTGTGTCGATCAGGACGATTACTGCATCCAGCATCAGCTGATTACCGTACTGATCAAATAGGTCCAGCAAGGTCCACTCTTCCTGATCTGTAATGAAGCGGATGCGGCTGACCTTCTCCTTGCGCTGCTTAGGCACGTGCGGCATAGCCTCAAGCCCACCATGGTCCACTGCAGTCTTCATCAGCTTGCTCAGGGCGCTCATCTTGCGGTTCACTGTGCTGTCACTGTTGCCTTTTGCCTCACAGCTGACCAACCATGCATCAATCAGGTCACGAGTGATCGTGTTGAGCTTCCTTTGTGGCCCCATGTAGTTGATGGCATCCATCGCGTTGAGCGTGGCCTGCTTCTCGTAGCTGCAGCCCCTCCAGCCTTCGGGCTTGGGCATGGACAGCACCTTGTCGAGTGCCTGCTGCAAGGTCCACGGCGAGGCGTTCGCTCTGGTGGTCTTCAGTTCCTTCCCGGTATGCAGGGCAGTCAACAGCGTGTCGCGTGTCTCCTTGGCCTCACTCAGGGTGTCACAGGTGGCAGTCTTGCGCTTGCCCTTGTAGCTGACATCGATAAAGAACTTATCCCCGCGCTGTCTGATCCCTCTTGGCAGTTCCATAGCAGTCTCCTTCATTCCATTAGTGCTTCGATCTCAGCCACAACAGTGCGGCCTTGTGGTGTCAGGACGCAGCGTACACGTCTTGGGTCTTCATGGTCAGGGCGTGTGTCAATCCACCCAAGCGGGTTCTTCTGACCCCTGATGACCCTGTCTCCCATGTGGGCGATGGTCCTTGAGATGGTGGACTGGTTGTGGCCTGTGGCAGTGACCACGTCCTTGATCAGGCACCCATCCGCGCCCTTACGTGCCACGGTCACAAGAACCTGCAGCCGTGTCATCGACATCTCAGGGTCATACTTCTTCAGGTGACTGGCTACTCGCATCAGCTTCGTTAAGCTTTGCACTGACATTTTCTCGCTCCCTAAGTTTCCCAGCTGCTGTGGTATAATACACCTCTAGCCCCCCCAGACCTAACATGTATTCACCCGCCGCTGTGTTAATAATCGTCGGACGCGCATAAAGATTAAAGTCGTATTGCACAATTGCAATATGTCCGAAGACTGTAGAAAAGATACTCAATTTGGTTTCCTTCGTGCCATTCGTGCTGGCTTTCAGAGTAGAAAGGGCATGGGTGCTGCCCTAATAATGTGAGGCTCTTCCCACACTTCATAGTGGAAAGGCAAGAAGTCGTTATCGATAGCCGATATGCACCTTGCTATTAGCTATGATCAGGCTACGTCGGGCATCCCTCGCAGGACGACCCTCTCGACGCGCTGCTCTGAGGTTCTTGGAGAGCTGGTGGGCTGACAGGTAGACGCCCTCGAGGTTCACTTGTGGCATCAGATACGCCCTCCGGTGTAGTCGCGGTGGACGTCAACAGCGAAGGCATAGATGAACTTGCCTGTCTGGTACGGGACCACCTTGGCTAGCGCATGAGCGGGCAGAGCGGCAGCATAGGCCTTCGCCTCGGCATAGTCTTGAAAGCCCCTGATCAGTTGGTAACGGTTCATTTGCGGTACTCCTTAGGAAGGGTGTCAGGTGTGGTGGTCAGGATGTCGTCGAAGTGATCAAGCATGGCTCATTGCTCCTTTGGTGATGTTGATGTTGTCGGGTGCGTGTTGTTCATCGTTCAGCACACGGCAAAACGCCCCCCAGAGGTGTGTCTAGGAGGCGTTCAGGCGGTAGGCTGTGGTGGTGGTGGTCTTAGGTGGAGCGGTTCCACTCGGCCATGAACTTGAGCACGGCCTTATTC